CATAGCTCGAGGGGTGCTCGTTGCGGTAGGTGCCCATCAGCGGGATCGCCTCGTCGGCCTCATAGCCGTAGGCCTTGCTCAGGTCGGTGACGTAGTGCGGCAGGTCGGCGTGCTGCGGGCCCGAGTCGGCGTAGGCCTCGACGAACAGGGTCGGGCAGCCGAGCTCTCGCAGCCGGTCGCAGCGTTCTTTCGAGCCGAGCCCGCCATAGTCGGAGACGATCGACTTCGGGAGGCCGGCGCCGGCTCCCGCCTCGAGCGCCGCGACGGCGCTGTCGTATTGGCCGTAGCCCTCGATCTGCGGCATGAGCCCATCCAGGCCGAGCGCGGAGGCCTTCTGGCCGGTCGTCGTGTCGCAGACGCACCAGCCGACGACGAACAGGCCGGCGCGCTTGAGGCCGGCGACGTCCTCGGGAGTGACGCCTTCGCCGATCTGGACGGCGATCGTCAGGGCGCCCATCTGGTCGCAGGCCTTGACCATGTTGTAGACCGCGTTCGTGTCGACCGGCTGGCCGCCTTCCTTATTGAACGCCCAGCTCGTGAACGCGAGCGGCAGCGGAAAGGGGCTGACGGCGGTCATTCGGCGACCCTCACGAAGGTGACGGCGCCGGCCTGCGAGCGGCTCCGCGAACGCCGATAGACGCCGCCGCCGTTCGACTGGCTGCCGCCGCTGTCGGAGCTCGTGTTGCCCTCGATCGCCTGCCAGGAGCGGCCGTCGCCGGACTCGATGAGGCCCACATGGTCGTAAACGCCGTCGCCGCCCCAGTCGTAGCAAACGAGGTCGCCGGCGACGGGCGAGCTCGGCACGGAGAGCCCGCGGCGGCCGCTGCGCGCGTCGGAGACGATGTACGGGACATAGGCGTAGTAGGAGCCCTTCGCAAACGACGCCGACCCGCCAGGCGAGCCGAGCTCATAGCAGTAGGTGGCGAACATCGCGCACCAGGGGCCGACCATCCCGTACCAGGCGGTGAACCGGCATTGATTCGAGCCGGCGGGGCTCTCGGTCGTGCCGATCCATTTCCGGGCCTCGTCGAGCGCCTGCCGGCGGATCGACCCGGCCGGCTGGCGCTTGTTCGCCTCGTCGAGCAGCTCGAGCGCCTTCCCGTCGTAGCCGTATTCGCCGCTATGCGGCAGGCATGGCGGAACGAGCGCGCGGAGCAGATGCCCGTAGAGCTTCTCGGTCAGCACGCCGGTCGGATCGAGCTCCGGCGTCTGCCGCTGGAACCCCTCGACGCCGGTGTCGCCGACGTTGCCGCTCGCGCCATGCGCGAACTCGTTGGTGTAGGTGGCGTTGAATTGCTGCCAGGGCCAGCGGCCGAGCCTCGAGAGCGCCCGCTTGTGCGCCTGCACGTCGGGGCCGTCTGAGGGGCTCGGCTGATTCGGGTAGTCGGGCGGGTAGAGGGTGCGCGGGAACTTGACGCTGCCGGCGCCTGGCCCCTCGGCGTAGGGGTACTTGTTCCACTTCGTGCCGTTGAGGAGCTCGAGCGCGTAGCCGTCGAGCGCTGGCTCGCCGGCGTGCGGGAGCCCGTCGGGGACGAGCGCGCAGCGGATGATCTGGAACGTTTTCGAGCCGAGGTTGCCGGTGTCGTCGAGGCCGGACTGGCGCTGGATGCCGGCGATGCCGGAGTCGTCGACGTTGCCGCCGGCCTCGCCGTGCGCGAACCGCGCCGAGTAGTCCTGGTCGAACTTGCCGCCCTCGGCCCAGGGCCAGCGGCCGAGCCGCGAGACGCCGCGTTTGATCGCCTCTATGTCGGGGCCGTCGCTCGAGGGCGCATAGCCGTTCTTGACGTCAGGCGGGTAGAGCGCGCGCGGCTGTTGAACGGCGGGCGGCTTCGGGTTGGTCGGGTATGGATTGTCGTACCAGCTCACGGCGCTTCCTTTCGTTGCGGCTCCTGCTCTGGCTGCTCGGGCTCGAGTTGCTCGTCGCGTTCGCGCTCATAGAAGATGCCGAAGCGGACGCGGGTGATCGTGCGGTCGTGGACGACGACCCGCCAGACGGCGACGATCGCGACGAACAGGACGACGCCGACGATGGTGTAAGTGATCCCGTCGCCGGTCGAGAGGGCCAGCACTCCGGCTAGCCCTCGAGGCACGTCCAGATGGCGACCTGGCCGCCAGGGTGGTTGATGACGAGTTTTCCTTCGCTATAGCCGGCGGGGCAGGCGAGGCCGGCAGGCCCCGACGGCCCGGCAGGGCCGGGCGGCCCCGGCGGGCCTTGCTCGCCGGTCACGGTTCCGCCGGTGCCCGTTCCGGGCGGCCCGGCTGGGCCTTGCGGCCCGGTTGCGCCGCGCTCACCCGCGGGCCCCGGAGGCCCGGCCGGCCCCTGCAGGCCGGTCGCCACGTTGATCGTCGTCGTTCGCCCCGTCTGCTTCGCCGACGCGCCGGCGCTCACCGCCTGAGAGGTCAGATAGCCGGAGGCGCCCGCGAGCGAGAGCCCGCCGATTAGCAGGACGAGCGGCCTGGACGGTCTAGTAGGGAAGTTCAACGTGTTTCGCCTCCTTCTGCTCGGCCTCGAGCTTCGCGGCCTCCGCCTTCTTAGCGCCGCGGAGCGCGGCTATCCCGGTGAGCAGCGCGCCGGCGCCAGCCATGAGCGCCCCGATTCCGGTGAGCAGGATGCCCGAGACGTCGATGCCGAAAATGTCGAGCCCAACCGGCATCGCCTCATGTTTTGATGAAGTAGTTGGCGGTGACGTAGGCCGGCGTGTCGACGGGCTCGGCGCCGCTCTGCGGGCCGACGGTGACGCCGGTGTAGGCGGCCGGGATCGCGCTCATATTGTTGTCGCCCCCTGATCCGACGGTCGATCCGGTGCCGCCGCCGTGGTCGCGCCAGTAGGAGCCGGCGTGCGTGTGGGTCGGGTCGTTGACGGTATGGCGGTGCCTGGGCCTCCGGTTCGCCGGCAGCGCGCCCTCGTTCGCGCCTCGCACGTTGACGTCAGCGTGTGTGCCGACGCCGACCGGGACGCGGCCCCGCAGATCGGGCAGGTTGAAGCTCGTCGAGCCGTCGCCGGTGCCATAGGCCGTGCCGATCGCCGCATAGAGCGCCGAATAGGTCGTCCGCGAGACGGCGGAGCCGTCGCAGAGCAGCCAGCCGGCGGAGGGCGTCTGCCGGGCGCTGAGGCGCAAGTCTCCGGGGTTGGCGGCCGGGAACGCCGCGAGCTGCGACTCGAGCGCCGTGACTCGCCCCGCGAGCGGGTTGACCTGATTCTTGACCGCGTTGTCGACGTCGGTCGCGAGGTTCTGCATATCGGCCGGCACGTTGGCGGCCATGGCCGGGTCGGGGTAGCGGAGCGCATAGGTCGGCGTTGTGCCCATTCCGAGCCTCCGATCTAGGGGTCAATCTGGACGGCGGTGTAGTTGAGGTAGCGGGCGCTCATCGCCGTGTAGCTGGCGACTCGGCCGGCGAGCTTCGAGTAGGTCTGGCCGGCCGCGCCGCTCGAGTAGGTCAACGTGAGCCCGGCCGGCTTCGCCCCCAGGAGCGCGTTATAGGTGGCGAGCGTGTCGGGCGTCTCGGGCGTAAACGTCGTGACTGCCAGCGCATAGGGGTCGCCGCCGCTGCGCTCGGTTATGCCGACCGTCTTCGTGCCGGTGAGGGTGCGCTGCGCCGCGGCGATGATCGCCGCGGGAGTGCCGCGGCGGAAGCCGGCGGTCGATTTGATCCGAGTCCGTTGGTCGGCATCGCTCGAGCCAGGCAGGAGGCGGACGCCGGCGAGCTGGCCGAGCCATGCCAGCGCCTCCGGCGGGCAGCGGTTTACGTCCATGAGCTCCGACCAGCCGGGGCCGTCGGGCGAGTCGCTCGCATAGTCGTCGAGGAGCTGGAACATGCCGCCGACCGCGTTGCAGAGGATCAGGAGCGCCCAGCCGCTCTCCGGGTCGCTCTGAGCGAGCGGCGCGAGCGCGCTATAGAGCCGAGCGGCGACCGTATCGGGGAGGAGGGCGTCCGGCGGGTCGGGGCCGCTCGAGCCGGGCGCCGCCATGAGGCGCGGGGAGGCGACGAGCTCGGTCATGCTTCGACGGTCGCGGTGCCGGTGATGGCGCCGGGCTGCGGCAGCGGCGCGACGCCCGTCATCGCTATGTCGGCGGTGGCCTTCGTCTGGCCGGCCTTCGCAAAGGTCAGCGCCGTGACGAAATGGACGCCGGCGACGCTATTGACGATCTGGGAGAGCTCGAGGTAGCGAACGGTCGTTTCGTTTATCCAGGAGCGGCCGCTCGTGTCGCCATAAGGCGGGACGCCCCAATTGGCCGGAGTGAGGTAGCTCTGCAGCGCGGCGGTGACGCGCGCCACGACGTCGGAGGCGAGGTTGCCGGGGTAGGCGGTGACGGTGAACGACACGTCGAATGCGGTGTAGGTCGGGTCGGCGACGAAGACGAGGAAATTGACTTCGCGCA